CGGCGTTCGGAGCGGCTTTCTTCGATTGGATCCGACGGTACTCAGCGGCAGGGCTGACCACGTCAGCGGTGGCGGCCTGGGCGATCTGGGCGACCTGACGGGCGAAGCGGAACATGATGTGTCCTCCAAGGACTGGGACGGTTCCGGGTGCTGCTCGCGTGGGAGCACTCGGCGGAACCGAAGACTGTGGGGTGCCCGAACGGGCCCCGTGGAACGCGCCGGAATCGAACCGACCCCCTCCCGGGGGCTATCGCCCTCGGAGCACCACCAGGTGCTTTGCGTCCCGTGTACCGATTTTCTCCAGCGAGCGCCTTGTCTAGGGGCTTCCGGTTGACTGTGGTCTCGGCTACAGGCGGTCAGTGGATTTCGGTATCCGGGGTTCGCTCCCCCGGCCTTCCCCTGCCGTTTCCCCTGTGCGTCCGTGTCCCGGCTCGGTCTGGAGTTGTGTCTTGCTGTCTTGCTTTCCTATACAGTGTAACCCGCTTACCCTGACTGTCAAGCCCTGTATTGCTGTGAACTACATCACACCTTGACAGACTCAGTAAGCTGTGTATGGTGACAACATACAGCACGGCCACAAGGAAGGACACACCCATGAGCCGGCTACAGGAACTGATCAACGCACTACACAGGCAAGGCTTCACCCTCCGCCACAGCGGATCCGGCCACTACCAGGTACGCAACGCCGACGGCCAGGCGGTAGGGGCCCTGCCATGCAGCCCCTCGGATCATCGCAGCCTGAAGAACGCCGTAACGGCCCTGCGGAAGGGAGGGTTCGTCTGGGACCCCAAGCACGGCAGCAAGTAGGCAGCTAGGATCGACGCAGCGGCCCGGAGGCCAAGCCTCCGGGCCGCTGCCTTGTACCCCGCTACCGTTTACGACCGTACACCGCAAGATGCTCCCGCAGCGATGCTGGGGAAACCCCCTCCGGCTCCCCGTACATGGCGACCCGCCGCAGCTTGCCCTGATCGCAGAGCTGATAGACCCGCTGCCGGGACACGTTGAGGATCGCGGCAGCGGCCATGTACGGGGTGACCGCACGGTGGTAGCCAATCGCGCAGGCAACCGCCTGCCCTGTACTCGTGTTCCAGAACTCGCGGGGCGGTTCGCTGCACGGGTACAGCGCCCCCATGAGCCGCTCAGCCGCCTCGACCCGGGTCTCCGGATCCTCGAGGAAGTCACCGAGTTGGGACACGGCGTGCACCAGTTCACTCCCGAGACCGAGTCGCCGGCCGAGGAGTCTCTCCAGCCGGTTCAGCAGGTCGTACGCCTCGACCGCGACCAGCCCAACATGCTCCGCTTTGTCCATCTACTCTCCCTCGTCCAGATCTTGTACGTGGTCTAGGCAGGTGAAGCCCCCATGTCCGTCGGGGATGGTGCCGGGCCGCCGGCAGCGCAGGCAGCGCGGCGGGAGGTCCGTGTGTTGTGCAGCGCGTGCCGCCCGGCGCGCGTGCGCCGGGCGGTTGGCACCTTGCTTCACATGCTTGGTCACGCGACTACCTCCCAGCCCTCTGCGTTGTCTGGCAGACACTTACAGTCTGCATTGCCCTTACTCCCGTTGTCAAGTATCCTGTCCGTACGGGACATACAGAGAGGGGTGAAGGGTGCGGGACTGGGACAACGAAGACGACCGACCCGAGATCAACCTGCCGGGCTGCGCTGAAGTCATCTTGCGGTGGATGGGGAGGGTGTTGCTGACCGCAGCGGTCGTCCTGTGCCTGTACGAAGCCGTGCGGATACTCGCACGGTGGTGAAACATCAGGAAGGGGAGTCCCGCTAGCTCGGGACTCCCCTTCCGTGTCTCCCCCCACGGGAACGCGCCTCAGCCTACTTCGGCAAGACCTTCCCTGCGCGCCCGCTGCGTGCCAGCGCCACCCGGGCGGACGTCTCGTCCACGTAGGCCGTCGACACGGTGCCATCGTTGAACTTGATCACGAACTGGGCGCCAGCCGTCGCCTGCGCCCCCTTGCTACCGCAGCCGCACATAGCTCACTCCATCCCCACCAGCAGGGCCTGCCGCTTCGCGGCTCGCTCCTGCTGCTCCAGGGTACGGAACTCCTCCGTCAGTTCGCGGTAGACAGCGCGGCGCCGCTTCCGCTTCCGCGCGAACTCGTCCTCCTCGGTGATCTTCTCCGCCAGTCCCCGCACCACATCAAGGCTGCGGGTCGCCTCGGTGAGGAGCTGCCGCAGCCCACCCGCATCCACCGCGAGCGGCTCCTCCTCGACCACCACAAGACCCTTCGGCATCGCGCCGGCCGCCACGAGTGAGGTCTGAAGCCCGGAGGTGACGTGCGCGCGGGGCGCCGGGAACGCGGGAGCTGTAGTGGAGACAGCCATCACCTCCACCAGCGACAGCTCCCGGCCGTCATGGCGCCAATCGCCGGACACGCCGCGCTCCAACACAGGCGCCAGGTCCACCTCGGCCACCGGCACACCCGACACCCAGATCCCGTGCGCGTCCTTACCCGCCCGCGCGTACGCGAACGTAGTGAGCTGGTCGTAGTGGCGAATCGTCGCGGCCAGGTTCAACCAGCCGCAGGCGTGGTCGTCGGAGTCACACGGTGGGGTGTGGGATGTGCAGGTACGAGCGAACCTGCCGTACCCCACCGTGAGCCGTCCCGCCTTGACCCAACCCTCAGCCGTGTCCACGGCGTAACGGTGGAACTCGCTGAAGTTCTCACCCTCCGGCGGGGTGACGCACACCCGGTATTCGCTGTGGCAGACACCCCACGCGGCGATGTGCCCCTTCAGCCGTCCCTCGTCGGTGAGGCGCAGCGGGGTGTACTGGTCCAGCTTCGGGTCGGTGAACCATGCCTCGGGCGGGCCCATCTCGGCGGCGGCGGTGACGGCGCCACGCCGACGAGCGTCACGGCGGTTCCGCGCCCGCTTCCGCGCCCGCTGCGCCTCAACGCCAATCGCGTCCTCCAGCTCCATCAGGAACCGCAAGTGAATCCGCAGGGTGCTCAACTGCGTGTCCAGGTTGTCCATGGTGTTGGTGTCGCCGCGTTCCTCCGCCGCGTCCAGCCGGTCGATCAGCTCATCCTCTTCGATCCGGGCGGTATCGATGTTCTCCCGAACCCAGCCCTGAACCTTCGCCGGCTTGTCCCCGTTGCGGAGCATGTCCTTAGCGCGGTCGTACGTGTGGCCGCTGCCCACCGGAGGAGTCATCTTGATCTCTCGGGCGATGTCCGGTCCCAGGTTGATCCGCCGGCCATGGTCCTTCTGATCATGAAGACCCTGGAGGTGGAACTGATCGCAGCCGCAGCCCTCCGAGGCGACGTCCTCTACGCCCAGCTCCAGCGCCATCGCGGCCTCGTCGGGTTCCTCGAACAGCTCGAAGTTGACCTCCGCGAAGGCCGGGATGGCGACGAGTGTGGCGCCGGAGATTCGGCCCTGGGTGATCACGAACTGGCTGGGCTTACACCCGTCATGCTCCGTGCAGTGCTGCAACGGATCGAACTTCTCCCCGGAGACCGGCTCGCGGATCTCGAAGGTGACATCGTCCAGATCAACAGACGGCTTTGCTACACCCGCCTTCGCCAGCTCCTGCGCGCGTTCCACCTCGGGCACGATGCCCATGTCCAACCAGTCGCCGATGGCGAAGATCTCGCCCTCACGGATGTCGATCTCGGTGATCCGCCCGACCGTGACCGAAGACGAATGCCCCTCGCCGGTCTCCAACTGGAACAGCAGAGGCAGCGGAAGGTCCCGGTGCGAGATGCTGCCCGGGGCGAAGATCCGCCGGTCCCCGGTGACCTTATCGATCGGGGCCAGCGTCGACCTCCAGCGCTTCACCATAGGCACCAACGCACGCTCCTCCGCGTCGTCGTCATCGACGGACAGGGCGTACTCGTCATCGTCGTCGACAGGAACGCAGGTGCCGTCCCGCAGCTCCTGCCCGGGGGGGCACTTCCGCGCCAGCTCCTCAGGATCCATCGCATGCCCCTTTCCGGGTGGCTTGCCTAGCGCGCGGGTGTGGAGCCGGTTACACAGGCCCTCAGGGTTCTTCGGGAAATACTTGCGGAGGTTCCGGACGCACCGGTCGAAGTCGCCGTCGGTGCCCCAGCGGATCTTCTTCGCGCCCTTCCCGTGCACCCAATACTCGATCAACTGCTGCGGCATCGTGCCGGGCACAAACAGGTCGATGGGTGCGGTCACAGCTACTCCTGAGCGAGGTCCGGCGGGTTGACTACGTTCTCCGGACGCGGGACCGAGCCGGCCCGGCCGGTCCGGCTGCGGATGCCAGCACGAACCGCGCTGTCCTTGGCCGCGACGAGCTGATTGATGGCCGTGGTCAGCTCGGGGCTGTCCGTCTCGATCTCGGCGAGGATGGCCACCGCCGCGTCATAGAACGGCTTACTAAACGGCTGGAGCGCCTCAGGCAGGTGGTCGTACGCGAGCCACGACAGTCCATCCCGCACACCCGGGTACCGATGATCGAGATTCACGCGTTGATCCCTTCGTCTCGTGCCCTGATGATCCCACGCGCGGCCCGCGCCTCGACCTCCGCTGTGGTTTCGGATGCAGCCTTCCACCCCCGGTTAGCCATGTCCACGTTCTCCCCGGGCTCGACGACGAGCATGGTGCACCGGCACTGGATCCGTTCAGCCGCCGGCAGGGTCGGGTCGCCCGGGAACAGGGCTGAGGCGCCACCGACGCTGAACACTCCGTCGAGCGCGGCGCGCTGCCCGTCGGCGATGAAGTGACTGTCGCGGGTACGCGGATCCATCGTCGCTAGCCAAACCTTCTCCAGCGGCTCGCCCAGCTCGTCCTCGAGGATCTGGAACGCGTCGTAGCTGCCGCCGTTGTAGGCGGACAGGGACTCGGTGCGTGCCACCACCACCGCCCTGTTCCGCCACCGCTCGCTGTCTGTAGACAGGAGGGTGGCGTCGATCCGGTCCGCCAGCTCCGGGATGCCTTCCCCGGCGTTGATGCCGTCGTCAAGCTCGCGGCGGATCAGCCCGAACACCTCATCCGGTGTCCGCACCATCCTGTTACGGACTTCCTCGAGGTGCCGCTGCACGTACGGCCGGGCGGAGAACGGCACGCTTTCGCCCGCGACCCGCTGGTAGGCGTTGCGGAGAACCCAGGTGACACCTCCGGTCAGGAAGTCCGTCAGCAGCCGCCCAAAGCGGATGAGCCCGGAGAACACCCCGAACGGGTCGATGATCCGCCAAGCCGGTCGGAGGACAGCTCCCCGCACCGCGTCGAAGAACCCATCCATGAGCCGGATGTAGTCCTCGTAGACCTTCCGCTCACCTTGGATGAGGAAGCCCAGCGCGGCCATCCTGTCCGGCAGCCACAGGTCTTCACCGAGACCTTCGGGCATGGCTACACCTGACCATCCGGCATGTCCATTGGGTCACCCCAGGACTCCTGCGGCAGGTCGGTCTCCAGCTCGACGATCCTGTCCTTGATCTCCTGCGGCAACGCGTCCCAGGTCAGATACTTGTCAAACGCTGCCCGTAGTTCCATCCGGTCCTGCGGGTGGACGTCGTGCATGCCGAACAACGCGGTAAGCCGCTGCTCCAGGTCAATCTCTGCCGGGGTAGTCATCACGCCTCCTGGACGATCATCACCGAACGGTTCAGGACGTTGAACGCCTCATGCCCTTGACGCGGAACGGCAGCGTTAGAACCGGGGTAACCGTAACGAATCCGGATCGCGTCGTGTCCGCGCGCCGCCGCGTACCGGCCTTCGTCGTACAAGGTGCCTTCCTCGTAGACGCCCTTCGCCTTCGATCGCGGTGCACTGGCGGCGTGGGCCTCCCGTTCGATGGTGGCAATCTTCGCGATCTTGGCGTCTTTAGGGATGAGCGCCCGGACAACGCTGCCAACCGTGCCGTCCGAGTAGTTCTTTGCCACCCGTTCATCCGTCGCGAAGTAGTAGCCGTTACCGAACATGCCCAACCCGTAGTAGGCAGCGCCAGTGCGGAACTCCTCATGGATGTCGGCGGCAGACTTGGTCTGCGACACGGCGCCGCCCCGCCCGGCGCGGTAGCCATGAACTCCCGTCGCTCCTCTGACACCCCGGAACACTTCGATGTAGTCGCCCGTCGCGAGCAGCCGGTCAAACTCCGCCCGGTCCACGACAGTGGGTGTCTCGTCGAAGCCCTGCATAGCACCGATGGCGGCGAGCCGGCCGTCTGCCGTCTTGCCGTCGAAGTTCACCCGTGCGTGTTTGATGTCCTGCCGCAGCTTGTCCTTAGCCGCCTTGTCCGGCATCAGGTCAGTAGCGCGGGACACCTTGTGAGGCTTCTTCGGCTTAGCTGGAGCAGCAGGGGTAACGGTGGTCTGGCCGGGCACTAGGCGCGGTGGGCGAGTAGTGGGCCCGCCCCACGTGTTGGGGCGACCTGGGGCTGTGGTTACGGCGCTCGTGGGGAACAGGGTCATGACGTTTCCCTGAAGCTGCCCGCCGGCTAGCGGCCTGAGTAGCTTCCCCCCACTGTCCAGCGCATCAATCTCTGCCCGGGTCATCCACTTCGCGTCGGCTGTCTCCAGTCGTGCATGGTGTGAGGACAGGTCCGGCGTCAACTGCGTGTCGACAGTTGCGGCGATGGAGGTGTAGGACCAGCCACCGGGGATGGAGGTCTCGTGGGTGCCATGAACCCGCGCCTTCTGAAGGTCGCGGGTCTTGAAACCCAGTTCCTCGACTACCTCACGGGCGCCACCCGTGTATGGATTCTCGTTTTCGTCTTGCGCGCCGCCGGGGAACTGCCACTTACCTGGGTCGCTGATCCCAGGGCCGCGCTGCACCATCAAGAACCGTTCGGTTCCGTCAGCCGGGTCGACATGGCGAAGCAGGATGCCACTGGCGCCGTACTGACCCCAAGGTCCGGTACCGCCGCCCGGTGTACGGAACCAGCCGTCACCGCTCCTGCCGCGTTTGCTGGCCGGCATGACAGTCAACAACCCGGCCGTACCGTTCGGATCGGCCACCAGGGTCTGGCCCGCGCCGGCACCCGCAGGCGGGTAGACGGCCTGCGAGCTGACTTGTCCCGCCGGGGTACCGGGAGGGGTGAACCGGTCGATCAGCTTTTGCGCTCGGGTGGTGGAGGCGGAGCTGCGGGACGTTGTCGCGATGTACGCCAAGTCACCGAGGAGGGTCGACTGTTCGGCCGGGCTGAGACCTGCGTACTGGGTGCGGCGTAGCTTGGCGTAGACAGTGAGCTGTCGGGCCGCCGTGCCAGCCTTGGGGTCACGGCCGTAGATCACGTCCCGGGCGGCATCGAGCGCGGGATCGGGTTTAGTGCTGGGGGGGACTGGTGCCCAAGGGGAAGCCGTAGCGGCTGGTGGTACGCGGGCAGCCTTTCGGGGCGCAGCCTTCTTCGCTACCGGCGCGGGGACGGGTGGCGGGGTTGGGATCGCAGGAACAGCCTTCTTCTTACGGCCATGATCTGCCTGGTTATGCCTACCGGGAAGGTGGAACGCCTCCAGGAAGGTAGGAGTCACCCTCGTCGTGGCCGGTAGACCATCGTTAGAACGAAAGGGGGCCCCACCTGCTCGGTTACGGTGCAGCGCGAAGGTCGACTTGCCGGACCTGGCGGGGATGACCGCACTGCCGGGCAGCTCCTCCGCCTTACTGAGCAGGGTCCGCAAGCTGTCGGCAAGCTGCTCGCCGTCTTCACGGTCGAGGCTGATCGGGTAGCCCAGCGGAGTCGCCACTACGAAGCTGCCGTCGGTAAGGAGGCTGACACCCAGGTCGTCGGTGATGTCTTCGCCGTCGAGTACGTCGGCGTCGTCCGGATCCACGTCTTCGTCGGGCAGCTCGACCTTCATCAGCTTCTCGACGGCCTCTGCGAGATCCTCAGCCTCACCGAGGGTCAGCGTCGGCGGGTCCGATACGACGCCTCCCTCGAGGATCTGGATTGTGTGGTCGGTCATGAGCGACAGGTCGACGTTGCCCGCACCTACGGTTTCAAACTCCTGAGGCGGGTTGTTGTCCCGGAGCGCCGTCAGGTTGTCGATCATGTTGTCGAGGCCCTCTTCGTCGAGGTCCAGCTCCAGGAAGTCCGGGTCGTCGTTGGTGTGCTTCGCTGTCGGGATGCCTACGGTGATAGCCGGCCCGATCCCGTCCTCGTCGTCGGGGTCGTCCGGGTCGGCGGTGTAGACCTGCTTCTGGCTGATTGCCAGATAGATAGGGCCGCCTTCGGTTTGCACAATCGTGTCGTCGATGAGGCCCACGTCTGCCGTTTCGTCCCGCTTGCGCCAGAGCGCGAACGCCGCGTCGTCGATCTTTTCGACGTCCCGGTAGGAGAAGTGGACGGTAGCGCCACCCTCGTTGCCGACACCAATGTCCATCGTGCCGTCTTCACGGATCGCGACGTACATGGTGCGGTCGTCGCCGCCGAGGGTGTCGAAGGAGACATCGTCGAGGACGTCGGCCAGGCGAGCAGCCTTACCGTGTTGCCCGTGGTCATCCTGCCGATGTTTCCCCGGCAGGTGGAACACCCCGTGGCCCGTGCTGCGGACCCGCATGGAGACCGACCGCCGACCGCGACAAACGCCGGGGTGTAGTGGGTTGTGACAGGTCCGGCCGCAGTCCCCATGTCCAATCAGGTCCAACGCTTTACTGACGTACAGCGCGAACCGGTCGTACTCGTGCCGTTCCCCATGCACCATCAACGCCTGCGTGTAGGTGCGCAGCATGTCTGTAACGGTGTCGACGTTCATACCTAGCCGCTGCGCCAGCGCTGCCACCGGCACCCAGGCGTCCGCGAGGATCCGCTGCGCGTCCCCTTCCGACACCTCCATCCGGGTGTGCAGCTCTCCCGCCGGTACGCCGGGGAGCCGGCCCCGAACCTTCGCGGTGAGGAGCCTCTTGCCGCCCAACTCCAGCGCCCGCTTCACGATCAGGTCAGCGCCAATCAGCAGCGCTGCCTCCTGCGCAGGTGTCTCTGTGGACTTGGGTGCGGACGGCAGAGCCCGTGGCTTCGGCGCCCCCGTGTTGAGCGGCGGAGGCGGAGGCGGGCTGATACCCGCCGCCTGCTCCTCGATGGTCCACTTGACCCCGATCGCGCTCTGAATGTCCTTGTTGGTGATCAGAGTCGGTTGGGTGAGGACGAGTTGGATAGCGAACTTCCGGATCTGCTCCTCAGGGGCGGGGGCGTCGTCTTCGCTCCAGTTGCCAGCCTTCCGTACTGCCGCATCGGACAGGAGGCCCTTTTCTGCGAGGGCCAGGGCGTCAGCTTGCCGATCGGGGCGGATCGCGAGCGCGGACGTGTCATACCAGAAGGTGTAGGCGTCGGGGTCCTGCCCGAGGATGGTCAAGGCGGGACGTAGGTAGGCGGTGGTGAGCGCGTCAGCGATCCGCCCCAGCAGCGGTTCGATCTGAAGCTTGATGGTGGATTCTTCGATCTGCCAGGCGCTCCAGTGGTTGGAGTCACCTTGCCCGAGGAGGACTTCCGGGGGCAGGTCCAGCCCCACCGCTACTTGCCGTAGGGCCTCCTTCCGCAGCTCGAGGGTTTCCGCCTGGAACGGGGTCTCGAACGTCAGCCACTTGATCTTGTCGATGTACTCGCCGGCTACCTGCACGATGATCGGCACCAGCGCGGCAGGGTCGGACTGGTCGATCAACGCCCGCGCCATCGCGGCCTCGATCAGCTTCATCAGCCCAGCGGAGCCCGACGACTCCGCGTCCGAGCCGGGGAACTCCAGCTCGTCGGGAAGGAACATCAGCCCCGCGCCGGCCAGCCGGGAGTCGATCTGCGCGAAGACCTTCTTCCGCAACTGCTCCAGCTCGCGCAGGTCCGGGAGGGTTGAACGCATGGAGCTGTCGGCGGCGTCGTAGCGGCGCGGGTGCGGGGTCCACACCCGGATCAGTAGGTCTTTGCCGGGCACCAGCGCGTGCCGGCCTCCGCCGTAGACGTGGCTACGGTCGACAATCACCTGCCCGCCTTGACGACGGATCTCCGACGTAGAAACGATGTACCAGATGTCCGTGTCGGCGTTTTCGACTGCCTCGGCGACGATGTACGACTCGCCAACCACATAGAGCTGCGTGCCCAGGATCTTCTGCGCTTCCGCCTTGTTGGCGGGGCCGCCGAACATCGTCTCCGCGATGACCGCAAGCTCCGGGTCGGTGACCTCGTCGCCGGGCTTCTTGGACTGGTCCAGCTCCGCGATGAACAGCCGGCAGCGGCTGATCGCGTTGCCCATCCACGTCGCTGCGTAGTGCGCTGAACCAATCTGATCGAACTGCCGCCACGCTTCCTCTTGCCAGCGCTGGTCGCCTAGCTTCCAGTTCTTCCACGACGTTCCGTCGAGCGCGATAGCGGAGGCTGCTGCTACTACAGCCCGGGGGCGGGGCACCACCAGCGCGGTGCTCTTGCGCCGGCCCAACGCCATGGGTCACCTTCCCGAACTGGAGAGCATGCCGGTTATCTGGCTGAACGCCAGCAGAGCTGCCGGCACTAGGAACCACGGGGACGCTCCGCCCCACCACCATGCGGCGGCGAACGGGGCCGCTACCCAGATACTCATGCACCACTGGCACATCAGGAGGTACGCGCGCCAGTCGGTGCAGTCGTCCTCGGGTGCGTCCCTACACCAACGTCTGATCAGCCGGGCCCTGAGCTGTTCAGTGATGCGGTCCGCTGTGATGAGGCCCGTTACCCGTGCACACGCAAGCGCGTACACGCCGAACGTAAACCACATCATGTGGGGAAGGGTAGCGATCTACCTGGCAAGTTGTAACGTCACCCGGCCGAAACGCCAGCAACGGGCATCCTGCCCCGGGCCTCCCCTCCGCCACCCGGAAGCGCGATGTTGGCCCGGCCGCGCTCGCGGGAACGGAGGTACGCCTGCGCATGGACCAGGGCGTCTACCCGGTCGGGGGAGTCGACGTCCTCATCCGGCACCCAGGTGCACATTTGGTCTTCCAGCTCGAGAAACATGCCGACGTGATGCACCCGGCCTTGCTCGTAACGCATCGAGCAGGGCTCCGCGCGGAGGCGCTTGCCGTGCAGCGCGTGAACGTCTTTCATCGGCGGGGCGCCGCCGGGGGGGAACAGACCTTCGCGCTGCATCTCCTTATAGGCGTCGCCCATGACCTGCGTCAGCCACTGCTTACCGAAATTGTCCTCATAGATGAGGACAGACGCGTCCAGCTCCAGGAACAGCTCCCAAGCCCTTCGGGCGCCGGGCCGCCCCGCGATCTGCTTCGACAGGTCCGCCAGCACGTAATCCTCGTTGTCGACACCCCTGCCTACCCCCACGATCCCCATCTCGTCTGCGGTGCCGGTGCCGGCCGGGTCGACCCCTACCGCGATCATCTTCATGGCCGGCTGCATGCCCGGCGTTACCCGGTACTTCTCGATCAACGCGTGGTTCCACAGCGCACCTTCGACGTCCTCGAGAAGCTCCCCGTGTAGCTCCTGCCGGCCGACCGTGGTGCCTTCGTACTCCCGCCGGAACTCGGCGATGGTGTCGGGGGACAGGTTGACGAAGTTCTCGTAGGTGGAGCCGGTGGTGACACGCACGGCGGGGTCGCCGGACTTGAACCGCCGGTACCAGTCCTTGATCAGCTTGATGGGTTTGGGGGTGGTGGTGACTACGCAACGGGGACGCCCGCCGGGAATGTCGGCGCGGAGTGAGGGCATGATGCCCTCCAGCCACACCTTGTGCGTGTACCGCCACTTGCCCAGCTCGTCGAGCCACGCTCCGGCCGCGTTGTAGCCCCGGCCGGTGTTCTCGTCGTCGACACCCTCGAAGTAGATGATCTGGCCCTCGTCCTGGAGGGTGATCATCGGCTTGGGTGCCTTGGTGTAGTGGTGGCGGACACCCCGGCGTTTCAGTACCGCGATGATCCCGGAGGGGCCTTCGATGCAGAAGGTGCGGGTGTCTGTGAGGGTCTGCCCAACCACCAGCCACTGGGTGGCGTTGCCTGCACGATCGCGGGGGAACTTCAACGCCTGATCGACTATCCACTCAGCTCCGGTGCGGGTCTTGCCCCAGCCCCGGCCAGTGAGCATCAGCCAGATGAACCAGTCGCCGGGTGGCTCGTGCTGCTCCGGCCGCGCTACCCACCACCACTCGCCCTTCTCGATGTCGGCGAGGACCCACTCCTCCTGCTCCGCGAGCCAGTCCTCGGCGATCACCGCAGGCAGGGATGCGAGCCGTTCCTTGGGGGACAGGGACACGCGTACCTCCGGTGTTGATCTGGCCGCCAGGGTAGCCGAGCCGCCCGGAGCAGGATGTATGATCAGGCAACACAACGACCCCCGGGAGGAAGACGCATGATCAAGATCACGGTCCCGATCGCGCAGGGCCTGCTCGCTCGAGCTGTCCTCACGCAGGGCCCCGACTTCATCTACAACCCGCCGGTCAATGCCGGAGAGCGGACAAAGAACTGCCGTAACTCACCGAACCCGGACGCCCCTGAGGATCACCCGATGCGGATCACCGGCTGCCTCGTCGGCACGGCGCTGACCCTGCACGGGCTCACCGCACACACCAACGAGTACAACAACAACGGGAACGTTCTCGACTTCCAGTCGAGACACCCCGAGGCGCTGACCGAACAGGCTGCCTACTACTTCTTCGCCGCGCAGGCGACGCAAGACGGTGGGGAGAGCTGGGGCGCCGCCTACGCGGGGGCGGAGGAGCAGGCAGCTTCGCTGGCCACCGCCGAGCGGATGATTGCCGAACAGCTCGCCGCCGGACAGGAGACCAAGGAGGACACGGAGAAGTGAGGGAAGGTAACCGGTCCTACTCGAAACGCCTGGCCCGCCGCCGGGAACGGCGGGAGGGGAAGAAGGAGGCGCGTACCGGGTGAGGTCCAGACTGCTCACCCCCTACGAGGTAGGGGCCGTGTTCGGTGTTGGTGAAGCGACTGTGAACCGATGGGCGGTGCGCCGGCTGTTGCCGTACGTGGAGACGGCTAACGGCCGGCGCTTCGCCGAGGAGGACGTGCTCGCGCTGCTGCACGTGCGCGCGGAACTAGGCGAAGGTGGCGGCCGGGAGGTGGCGTGGTGAGTGAAGTTCCGTTCTACATCAACCCGAGTGAGCTGACCGCCCAGCAGGTATTTCGAGTGGATCAGAACGTGGCGCAAGCCTCAGAGATCCTCGACCAGGTCGTCGCCGGGGCCGTCGAGCATCTACGGGAACATCGTCTACCGGGGCACAGCCCTATCTGCCTAGGTGAGGCGACGGTGGTGTTGATTGGTGAGGGGTTGAGCCCCGGCGCGCTCCAGCGGCTGCTTACCTTGGCTGTGCATCGACTAGCGGAACGGAAGCTCAGGGGGGAGCGGCAGGGTGGAGATAGGTAACGTGCGATCCACGGGGCAGCGGTACGAGGCGGGAGGGCGCTGGCGGGGCCAGATGCCTCCGTTCGACGGTAGACATCTGTGGATCGTTTTGGCGGTGTACCGGGTTACTGACCCCGCCCGCGTGCGGCAGCTCATGGGACCGGGCAACCTGCTGACTGTTGAAGGGGTGGGGTGTTTCTGGTGCGGAAAGGAGTGGACCGCAACCGTGGGCGCCCACTGCGCAGGCGGGTCCGGCGTGACAGAAGGGTCACAGTCTGCCGACTAGACGGGAAGACCACATTCCGGACATGGGATCAGGCGGTAGGCGCGGCGCACAGACTCGCCGCGTCTACTCGTATCCCGGCCACTAATCCGTACTGGTGTGTGGCCGCAGGGGGCTATCACCTGACGCGTAGCAGCCGGGCGGAGTACGACGCCCGGCGTGCGGCATGGGTAGAAGACGAGGAGAGCGATGAACAGGATTCCACTGCTGTTCCTCAGGGACCCGCAGTCGATGCGGGTGAGGGATGAGGTGCGGCCGACGCGTACGAGATCGACGAGAGAAAAGGGAGAAGAGACCATGACCGACACCATCACCGAGTGGACGTCTCCCCGGCCGACGATCAACCTGGAGTTGGCCCGGGAACTGCTGGCCTCGGCCGAGGCCACGCAGGGCCCCGAATTCCGGTACAACGCGACGGGGAAGAAGACGGCCTGCTTCAATGCGCCCCTGGCTGATGACGCCCTGACGGCCGCCTACTTCTCGGACTTTGGCATGCCCGCCAAGGACGACCCGAGACGCATCACCGGCTGTCTCATCGGAACGGCGTTGACGCTGCACGGGGAAACCCGCCACGCCGTGT